GTGCCCCTGGCTGGATTTGAACCAGCGTGTCACCGCTACGGTTTCAACACCTTATAAGAGTGAGCCGATACAGGGGCGAGCGCGGTCAAGCCGCTATTCGACCCTGTATTCGCTTCATTAGTTCAGTTGGCTCTGAACGTATTCTGCCCACTCTGGGCAAAGAAAGATTACCGAACCAGCAATGATTGCTGAATAAAGTTCGTCGTCATATGCACCGCTTGAATTGTCGGCGAAGATTTCGATTACTTCCTGAATCGTCCCACCGTTGTCAAATACCTCACACACAATTGTGCCAAGTTCGAGCAGGTCCGCTTCTGGCCAGGTGCGAGCTTGCGCAGATTCGCTATACAGAGCTTCGAGGTACTGGTCGAACTTATTTGGCGCAGGAGTTGTTTCTGCAACTGTTGGTGGGGTGGTTACGAGTACTTCTCGAACAATTTCTTTCTGACCACAACCAGCAAGAAGGGTCACTGCAAAGAATGCGACGAACATTTTTGTTTTCATTAGTTTCCTTTGTTTGTATTTAATTGCAGACTACTTGTCATTTTTCTTTTCGACAACATCTTTTTGCGATTCCTGGTCATCTTCTTCTTCGTCGTACCAGGCAACGAAATCTTGACCGCCGAGGCTGGTTCTTTCAACTGCTATGAGCTTTCTGACCAGCTTTTTCATCACATGTACCCACCGCGGCGAAGGCGGTATTCGTGGATAAGTGTCTGCTTTGTCTTCGCGTGTTCGAATTCTTCTGCACTTCCATTTGGGGTCGCCGAAAGCACATCAAACAACCTATCTGCGAGGTTTCTTTCGGTTTCGTAGTCCTTGCGCCAGTTATCTCTGTCGAGACGGATGAGAACATAGCGAGACTGGAGTGCTTTTATTTCATTAACGACGGTTAAAGCAAATTGGCTTGGGCTTTTTTGCAGTTCGTCAATCACTAAGAGCAACGACTCATTTTCTCCAGACTGACCAGGAAGTTCGACTTCAGCCGTTTCTTCGATTTCGATATCGTCGCTCATGGCATTGAATCGTATTGGCTGTTGGTCATCATGTCAATCACATCTTCGGGCATCAACAAAAAGCCTTTGGCGGGATTTTTGGGCCCCCCAAGGTTTATTTTCGTAGATTTGTTGAATTTATCGCTGTTTGCCCGGAGGTATCTCTTCAGTCTGGCGACTTCGACGATGACGAAGGCCTCGTCCATCGAAAAGACATATACCCACCATGTTGCGGTGGTTACGTTTATCCCGCTATCAACCCATATGGGGTTGCCTGAACTGTCTTTTTTAGCCCACGGGTTCTGATTTGTTTCCACGACCATCCGCCCATTGCGGTAGCGGTCGCTTTTTACTTCGAATGAGCCACCTGATAGGGCGTCAAGGAAGCTGTCGACAAGTGATTCGCCTTTTTGCCCGTAGGCAAGGTCCTTGTCGAAATCAAACTGCCTCGCTGGTACATCAAAAGACTCTTGCACGCATGGCAGGTTACTTGCTATCTAGGGAATCGGCAACTATTGCCTACATTCTCCAGTTGGACAACCCACCCTTGCTGTTGTTCATGATGTGACGCGCCATCATCAGATTGCAATGAATATTCTTGAGGCCCTGCATATGGTTTTCCACTGCATTTTCCCCACACACTTCCTTGACCGCCCTATACCAGCTGGAATTTATTTGCAAAAGGCCAGTGTCGTAGGAGCCGTCCTTGTTCAGGGCATACGTCATGTTCCCGTTGGCGTCCCATGTTGCATTCTGAGCCTTTGGTCGGCACCCAGACTCCCTCCAGGCAATGTAGGACCATGTCTGAATTGGGTAGAGACCGTAAGCCTCAAATACTGGCTCTAGTTGCGGGCAGCGCATTTCTGGGTTCTGAGGAACTTCTCGCCTTTTGCCCTTGTGGTCGCCTTTTACCGGCGGCAACTGGGGGAGATTTTTTCTCACCCGGTACGGAGGTTCGGTTTCCCGAATGCTTTGGCCTTCCGCCCAGATTGGGTTTTCTACTGAGATTTCTACCTGCTCCGCAGACCCGGTTGGGGCGCTTGCTTCGCTGGTGTTCATCGGTATGAGAACCCCTGCCATGAAAAAGAGTAAAGAAATTCCATATCCCAAAACTGCGTTCAACTTTTTGTCTCCTGTGCTAGCGGATAGGACAACAGGTGTTAGTAAATAACCTGCCTATGTGTGTCACGTTGGACTCTTCTATATTACCAAATTATGAAGGCCACGCCAACATGACACGAAAACCCTTTACAGATAAGGGCTTAGAACTCCTTTTTGAGCATGTCTTCGATGAATTTCTCTCCATCTTTTAATTTAATTTGCACTAATGCGGTTTCTTCATTTTGCACTTCAACAACCTCTATTTCTAGAGAAGCACCGATTATTGCTGCTAAATCGAGCATATCGTCGAAGGCGATATTGACTTCTTCGTCCGAGGAGGTGTCGTCTGTGTTTATATATGTCAGCACCCACGCGATTTGTTCCACTATCGCGAGCCGTGCCTCATCTTTTGAGTAGCTCATGTCCACATACCCTAGCAGTGGGGTGATATGGTAGAGACACCGAAGCCGACTTGGCCTAGGAGATTAACCCGTAAGGAGAAGAAATGAACCCAGCACCAGTAGTGATTATCGGGAATGTGACAGCAGAACCCGAACTCACTTACACCACAAGCAATCAGGCACGACTGTCATTCTCGGTGGCCTCAAACTACGTCTGGTACGACCAGGCCGGAGAGAAGCAGGAGAAGGTTTCCTTCTTCAATGTCACGGCATGGCGCTACACGGCAGAGAACGCAGCAAAGACCCTCGAAAAGGGTATTGGCGTAATCGTGACGGGACGACTTGAGCAGCGCACCTGGGAAGACAAGGAAGGCAACAAGCGTTCAACGGTGGAAGTGATTGCAGACGAAGTCGCAATCAACACCAAGGCGATTGAGGCCGTTACTCGTCGTGCCAAACAAGAAGGTGGCCAGGACGGCTCTGCCGCTCCGACCCGCCGTCAGAAGCCAGCAATTTCTCGCCAGCCAGTAGGGGTTGGCGCAGATGAGAGCGAGCCTTTCTGATTTAGGCTTTTCGCCGTTAAGCAAGACCTTCGTTAATCTCATGCGGGGACATGGGAACGGAGGTCTTGTTTTTTTTTACCGAAGTATTTTGTTAGCTCGTCGCCATCGACTACAACTTCTTGTCTTGAGATATCTGTTTTGATATCCAAAATTATGTCGATTAGTTCTTGAACCCCAAACATCGTCTTGGGCGCTTTTACCGCTATTTCTGATAGGTCTTTTAGGTGTCTTTCAATCATGTCCATTCCCACATATTATCCCTAAAAAAATTATCTCAGAGGTTGTCACTATTTGTTTTAGGTGAGTAATATCTAAACCAACCTACAAACACTCACCAAATAGGGGGTTAATAATGTCAGAATACAACACACTGAAAAACAAAGGTCTCCACAGGGGTCGTCCCCGTCTTTCGGACAAAGAGCGTCTTGAGCGCAAGAAGCTCACCGCGATGAGACAGGAAGCAAGGCGTCGAGCAGGTCTTGTTCTCCAGCACCGTCACCAGAAGGAATACGAGCAACTCGTCGAAAAGGAAATGGAAAGCATGGAGCGCGAGTCGCGCTAGCTATTTCCAGCAGTTTGTATTAGACGCTGACATGGGCGAGTCAATCTCGTTTGTGTCAGCGTCTTTTACATACTCCCCTGTTTTGAATCGGCAGGGGAAACCTACTCCTGCTTCATCTTCATTGAGCCGCGAGTCTTTTTTGATGGCTTCATCACTTTTGACTTCGACTTTCCATATTCCATCTCTAGCCATTCGTCGAAATCCTCCACGCTTCCTGGGGACGACTTCGCGTACTTCTCGTATTCTCTAACGAGTCCTACAAGCTCTTCATCCTCTTCATCAAATCTGGGCACTATGTTAACCCTTCCGTACTGCCCTTCCAGCTTTTTTCGCCTTTTCTGTATTTGATACAAATTGACGCCCACTTCTTGAGCCAAGGATTTTTTTACGATTTGTCGCGCGGCGCTGAGCTGGCGTAAGTCTTGCCCATGCGGCAGCCGGAAGATATCTACGCATACCGCCAGGCCTGTTTGCTTTCTTGCCATCGCTCGTCGTCCACTTTTCACGTGTCCATTTCTTAAGCGAGCGCTGCGTTTTGCCAAGGCCACCGCGATACCCGCCACCGGCTTTCCTGTAACGAGCGGCAAGCAGCTGCGCTTTACGCGCAGACCACTGACCAGGTCTGCCACCTTTTCCGCCAGCCATGATTTCACGCTTCAGACGCTCTCTGAGCTCTGGTTTTGTGTATGACATCTTCGCCGCCTTGCCCATAATTTCAAAGTCGGGGGCGTTCGATACGAAATCATCGACGACATCGCTTACCCATGCCGGAGATGTGTCAATAGACTTAAATTCGCGTTGAGACATACTCATCTAATAATACGCGAACTAGCTATTTTCTAGGCAGAAAGGCTTATTTGAGGCGGGTATTGCACTTTGTGCAGATTTTTGCCCAGGGATAAAGTTTCATCATGTTCAAGGGGTGCTGACATTCAAGGAGTTCTGTTGCTCTGGCATTAAGTACGTCCCTAATCCATGCAGACATGGTTTGGCCGTTTATCTCAGCTGCTTTTCTCCATCTTTCGCGATTCTCTTCGGTAGTCCTTATGAGAACGGACGTGCTAGATGGGCCCTCATCGGTCTTTTCCATCGGCGAGACGCTTAAGCCAGTGTTTTCTGCTACATACTTCACTGCTGCATCCAAATTGTTGTTATTCGGTATCTTCTTCTGCATCTTCCTCTGTCTCCATCGTCTCGTAATCTTCACTGGTCGCTAGTTCTGGAGCAGTGTGTGAATCTTCTACTATCTCTGCATCGATAATGTCTTTTTCAGACAAAATCTTCTCGACCATGCTCTCTGGAAGCACGCCAGATGAACCCATAAGAGCAAGCAATTGCCTTGCCTCCGACTCCGGGTCGAACACTGGTCCGACTTGCTTTAGCTGTTCTGAGCCAGCGAGTGTTGCTTTTATTGTTTCTGTCTGCTTATTGGCCACATCCATTTGGACGTTGATATTTGTCTGGTCCATTCCGAGAAGTTTTGTTCTTCTATCCATGATTGAAAGTACTTGCTGAATTGCTTTCAAATCTGGCTCTAGTTGCACCTCGGTGCCGTCCGGAAGCACTTCTCTACGGTGTTGCGTCATCGGCCAAATTGCTTGCTGGAGATTATCTAGGCGCTCAAGTTCTAGACGAAGAACCTCGGGGTATGCCATCAATGTTTCCCGGTTCATTTTTTCTAGCTGGCGCTGAATTGATTTTGAAACCGCGCTTGTTGATAGCCCAAAACGTCTAGCTATTTCAGTAGTAGATGTTCCAGCCTGTCTGAGCTTAAATATGCGCAAATCTCTTTCATTAAGAAACTCGCGCGAGACAATCTTGTTGCTCTTTTCATCGCTCATTTAACCATATTAGTCAACTATTTGCTTACTTTCATAAACTCGATTACTTGGAACGGGAATGTGGTCCCACGCTTAATCTTTAAGGGCCATTGGCGTTCATCACGGGCCCCACGGAAGTGTCGAACATCGTAGACATATGGCTCTGGCGCGGTTGGGTCAGGCTGGAGGGAGATGCCAAACTCTGGCCACCTCGACCAAACAGCGCTACCAAAGGGGCGCAGCTCTCTTGTCGACAGAGTCGTTCCAAGTGGGGCGTGGTGCTCTAGCCACATTGCGCATCCGTAACGAGTCCTCAGGGAGTCAAGGTATTTTGCGATTTCAACCACAATTGATTCAGATGTTCGGCCACCTGGGTCAACAAAGGACTTGTATATAGGTCCCATAACCAACAATTGCGGTTCGGCACGTTCAATTGCCTCCTCAAGAATCGCCCTATCTTGGACTTTCATCAAATCAAGGCCAGCTGGCTTTATGAGCAACTCGCCATAGACCCTTTGAACATGACCAACCCTCATGGCTGATGCAAGAATTTTTGACGACATTCTCCTGATGATTCGCTCTGGGTTTTCAAGGTCAACCGTGAGCGTTTTGATTGGCTTCATCTGACTGTAGGTAAATGGGTGGACGCCAGCAGCAGAACATAGCGCAACCTGTCGTGCAAGCATCGTTTTTCCTACACCCTCGGCAGCAACAACAATAACTCGTTCCTGCTTTTCGAGGAGACCAGGTATTACCCATTCGTATGTGTCATCAGTTTTCTCGGCGATGAAGTCATTCCACTGAACAAAACGACCCCTGTCTTCAATTCCGGAAGAGACAGCATCGATAATGATTCTGTTTGCTTTGACAATAAGAGAGTTGTTGTCAATGTCTTCTCTAGAGAAAAGTTCTCGTAACTCTTCGATACGTTTCCCAATAGAAGATTCTTGCTCTTCCTCTTCGCTTCCATTCTCGTCTTCGTCGTCAACAACTTGTTCGTCGGCCGGCGTTTCAAACTGTTCAATGTTCGAGCTTTCTGAAAATGGAATGAGCTCATCTACGGCAAGACCAGCTGAAAGATGGTCGGCAATATCTTTATGTTCAGGGCAAATCCAAGCTTGTGCCTGACATCCAGCTTTCGTCAACTCGTCGAGCACCAACATTGCATGCTGCTTGCCTGGCTCATCGTTGTCTGCAATTATTTCCACTGTTGCGCCAGCAAGTGCTTGCGTATGAATTTCGAGCCATTTACCAGCACCGCCAGGCATAGTTGTTGCAACTATCCCTTGGTCAATTAGCGCGTCAGCATCTTTTTCGCCCTCAACAACCCAAATTGGTATCCCTGCTTCTCGAGCAGCAAGAACTGCTGGGAGATTGTAGAGAACTTTTGGCGTCTCTCCCAATGAATACACCCAATTGCCATTGTCGTCAGGTTTTCTCTGACGGAATGACTTTTTCCCGTTTTCATCGATGTAGCGAATTTTTTGAAATAGAAGTTCGCCATGCTCATTGACAAAATCATAAGACTTTACGAACGTAAGCTTTGGTGCTGGCTTGACTACAAGTTCTTTCTTCTTCGGCTTTGGCATCACACTTTTTGCCGACGGTGGTGTGAAGTCTGTGCTATTTGCGCCACAGAAATCGCTTTCTTTCATATTTACCGCAGCACAAATTTCAGAAAACCCGCAGCCACCCCCCTTGTGGCATTTAACAAGAATCTTGTCGTCATCTAGCTTTATGCTGAGAGACGGTACGTTGTCGTCGTTTCTGCATGGGCAGCGGGCAGCCCAATTATCACCACTCTTTGAGACACCATCAAGGCGGCTCAAAAAATCATCTAGGTGGTGGTTACCTGTGCTCATTGGTTGTTTAGTTCGCTCATTATCTGGGAGTCGCGTTTCCACTTGCCACCACGGTATGCAAACCCGTTGGCATTACGCCGTCCGATACCGGGCAGGTAAATCCGACCCTCTCTACTCAAAATGATGTTTCGCTCTGCACGGATGAATGCTCGCTCTGCTTCTGACTTGCCGCCCCAGATACCTAATGGTTCATGTCGCAATGCGTATTCAAGACAGGGCTCCACCATTGGACACTTGAAGCAAATTGACTTTGCTTCTTGCGCATCTCTTTGTGCTTGCTTGATTTCTTCCCTAGTAAATTCCGCACCCAGTAGTGGGAACCATTTATTTACGTCCTGACCTTTGCAGAGACCCTCTGTTGGTGGTTCGTCGTAATC